GCGCATACCCCCCCCGCTAAGTATTCAATTAGTAAATATGTGCCGTATTGCATAATTAACCCCCCATTAATAATTTTTTAAGATACTTTACCGACTTGCCCGATAGTCTAGACAATTGCTCTAGCGTGATATTGCTAGTGTCGAACCGATCAATAATTTCGTTGTCGCTCATAGTGTTAACCCCTTGTAATTAGTGAACTGCAATAATGATATCGATACCCTTAAAGCGATCGCTGCCGCAAGCGTGACCGATTGGCGTGCAATCACCGCATTTGCCTGTGCAAGTGTAAGCTTTCGCGCCATATGCCTTGCGCAGTGTCGCTTGGTGCGCCCGATCGGCGTGATCTGTACTTTTAACGCTTGCACCTATAGATACCGCCACGAATTCGCCTCGTACATAGTCGAACGCCTTAAGCTTATCCTTCACGCGGTCGCCATATTTCGACCCGCTAGATAGATTCAAGCGATAATTACTAGGCACGATCCCCTTGTAATCTATAAACGATTGCCAAGATTTGGAATAGCCGTAGGTAATCAGCCAAGGGCGAGCCGTTAGCGCCTCCATCCAAAAGGCGATATCTTCAACGCCTGTAAAATCCCCGTCTACATACAGGCGAAAATCTATTGCGCCCGATACTGGTTCGAATTTATCAATTGCATCTAGAATATGCTCGCGCCCGCTATCAGATTGTAGTAGCGCGCTATTCTGCGCTTGTCTACAAAATGCGGCGGGATACCGCCAAGCTTTAAACGAATAGCAAAAGTTTAGGCAATCGCCCGCGCCAATACAGAAACCCTTCCCCGCTAGACTGCTAAATGCTAAGAAGGGGAGTTTACCGTTACCGTCTTTTGCCATGATCGAGAACCTAGGCGAACCATCTAGCAGAAACGCTTTAAGCTTGGTTAGGTCGCGAATCCAATGCGCGCCCGTTTCCTTGGTCAATATGTCATCTATGACGCTACATGCTAGCGCGTTATCCTTGGTGGCTATTGCGCTTGCAATGCGAGTACAGTTTGAACGATCCATGATTATTCCCCTTGAGTGATGCCCCTATTGCTAGGGGCGAATTGGTTACCAGTTACTTATTTCATTAATAAAGCGCCTTGCTTGCATTGGAGTAGATTCCTCCATATCAAGCATCTGTATTCGAGAATTTGAATCGCTTCTTACCATCGCGATGCTAGAGTTAACATCTACAGACAAGTCGCAATCAACATGCGTCCAAAATCCGATGCATTCCTCTACCCAATCGTGATGCTTTAGCATTTTCTCAATTTCGATTAATGTTGCGTTTGCCATGTTGTTTCCCCTTAGTGTGTGTATTTGGTTGTCGTATAATACAATGCAGACAGCGTGCCAACTTTTGAAAGTCCAGTGTTTACGGGGGATGCAGACAATGTACTGTGTATGCATACAGTGTTGAGAGTGTTACTGTGTTACCGCAAAGTGTTACTGTGTTACCGTGGATGTGTTACCGGTAACATATTAGCTTGGTATGCATAGGGATGCTATTTGGCCTTGGCTATTGGCTGCCATTCCTCCCTTCACTCTCGCCGCATGGATTGCTCGCGGCTAGATAAGCCTCGCGTGCGCGCGGTAACAGCTCGCGTGCGTGCGCGTATAAACAGACGGGGTTCGCGGAGGGGACGGGGGAGGTCTAGCTCGCGCGCAAATATGTATAGTTCCACCCCAAATTTGCTCGAAGCCAAATTAAAAAAAAGAAGCAAAAAACATCCCTCTCAAACCCGCATGAATACAAGTGTTGGTCAAATTCGCCAATTAGTGGTTTAATACGCCAAATATTAATTACCAAAGAGCTTCTATGTTGTGGTTGAAGACAATGCACCAGTAAAGAGAAAGCGCGGTCGTCCTCGCAAGTCGGAGATAGAGAAACCGAAGAATCGTCCCATTGGTAGACCCAAGGGTGACCACTCGGCTATGGCAGAGATGAAGCAGCGATTCCTCGCGAGGAGGGATACCAACGCTGTGATAGAGTCTATCTTCCGAGCTGCACAAGATGACGACCACAAGAACCAATCTGCTGCGTGGAAGCTCATAGTAGATAGAATCCTACCTATCAGCTCGTTTGACAAAGACAAGCTAGGGGGCAAGCCTACGGTCAATATAACTATCTCAGGGGTTATGGATGCTCCTGCTATTGAAGGAGAGGTCATAGAAGATGGCGAATATACAGAACCTGATTGATCTGCTTATGAAGCATGAGGGCGTGAGAAACAAGCCTTACGAAGACACTGTGGGCGTACTAACCATAGGTGTAGGCCGTAACTTAGATGATGTTGGGTTATCTATTGATGAAATTCACTACCTACTCAATAATGATATTAAGCGATGTAGGCATGAGCTGTCGGGATCTTTTGATTGGTTTTTAGATTTAGACCCTGTCAGACAAGATGCTATGATGGATATGTGCTTCAACCTTGGTATCACTCGACTTCGCGGCTTTACTAACGCTTTATCAGCTATGGAGTGCGGTGACTACGAAGAAGCAGCAATAGAGTTCCTAGACTCCCTTTGGGCAGATCAAGTGGGACAACGCGCTACAACCCTAACCAATATGATACGAACCGGAGAATACGATGCCTAATGTAAACGGAAAGAAATACCCTTACACCCCTGCGGGAATGACAGCAGCCAAGAAAGCCAAGGCTGTTAAGAAGAAAGCCCCACCCAAGAGGAAGTAGCATGGGTCTCTACAGCAATATAAACGCGAAGAAGAAGCGGATTGCAGCAGGTAGCGGCGAGACCATGAGAAAGGTTGGCAGTAAAGGCGCGCCTACAGCCAAAGCATTTAAACAAGCTAAGAAGACCGCGAAGAAAAAATGAACCTAGACATAAGCCTTCTTGAGTGGCAGAAAGAAGTTTGGAACGACCCTACGCGTTTCAAAGTAGTTGCTGCGGGTCGCAGGACGGGGAAGTCTCGTCTTGCGGCTTATCTTTTGATAGTGAATGCTTTGAAGTCAGATCAAGGGCAGGTGTTCTATGTAGCCCCTACTCAGGGTCAGGCACGGGATATTATGTGGAATCTCCTCTTGGAGATAGGCAGACCCGTCATAGAAAACTCCCATGTCAACAACATGCAGGTAAGATTGGTCAATGGTACAACTATCAGCTTGAAAGGAGCTGACCGACCTGAGACAATGCGCGGCGTAAGTCTCAAGTTTCTTGTCTTGGATGAATACGCAGACATGAAGCCCGATGTATGGGAATTAATCTTAAGACCTGCGTTGACAGACTTGAAAGGCGATGCCTTATTTATCGGGACACCAATGGGTAGAAATCATTTCTATGAACTCTACAAGCAAGCCAGTTTAGGCGAAGACCCCACTTATAAAGCATGGCACTACACAAGTTACGACAATGACTTACTAGACAAAGAAGAGATAGATGCAGCTAAGAAATCCATGTCTTCCTTCGCGTTCCGTCAGGAGTTTATGGCGTCTTTTGAAGCGCGTGGCTCTGAGATGTTTAAAGAGGAGTGGGTTCACTTCGATGATGAAGAGCCTGACACAGGGGACTACTACGTTGCCATTGACCTCGCGGGCTTTGAAGAGGTAGGAAAAGCCAAATCTAAGAATAAAAAGCTTGACAATACGGCTATTGCCATTGTAAAGGTAGGAGAGTATGGTTGGTGGGTGAAGGATATCGTCTGTGGTAGGTGGGAATTAAACGCCACTGCTGAGAAGATATTCCAGATAGTTAGAGACTATCAGCCCATATCCGTTGGTATAGAGAAGGGCATTGCCCGACAGGCTGTCATGTCGCCGCTTACCGACCTAATGAAGAAGTACCAGAACTTTTTTCGCGTTGAGGAACTCACTCACGGGAACAAAAAGAAAACTGACAGGGTAATGTGGGCGTTACAGGGTAGATTTGAGAACGGAATCTGCAACCTCAACAAAGGTGAGTGGAACATCCAATTCATGGATGAAATCTTCCAATTCCCTGACGCCCTAACCCACGATGACATGGTAGACGCTTTAGCCTATATAGATCAACTGGCTAAGGTGTCTTACTCATACGACTTTGAAATAGATGAGTTTGATGTAATCGACTCAGTAGCGGGATATTAAGATGCTCGAATCAAACGAAGATCAGTTTGGCATAGAAGAGACTCTTGAGTCTTGGGTAATGGAGAAGTGCGAAGATTGGCGCAACCATTACGAGACTAACTACAAAGAGAAGTTTGATGAATACTACCGCCTGTGGCGTGGCATCTACGCGAGCAAAGACCGTAACCGCGAATCAGAACGATCACAGATTATATCCCCTGCCCTTCAACAAGCCGTAGAGTCATCAGTTGCAGAGATTGAAGAAGCTACGTTTGGTCGTGGTAGGTTCTTTGATATGAAGGACGACATCTCTGACCAAGAGAACCAAGACGTAGTCTACCTTCGCGAAAAGCTCTTGGAAGATTTTAAAGCTAACAAGATTCGCAAGGGTGTGGCTGAGTGCTTAATCAACGCAGCTGTTTTTGGCACAGGTATAGCGGAGATTGTCCTAGAAGAAGTTAAAGAGATGAAACCTGCTACCCAACCTATTATGGATGGTCAGTTACAAGCGGTTGGCGTGAACATCTCAGACCGCACAGTTGTTAAATTACGACCTGTTTTACCTCAAAACTTCTTGATTGACCCTGTTGCTGTGGATGTAGACAGCGCATTGGGTGTAGTGATTGATGAATTCGTCTCACCACACGCCATAGAACAGCTACAGGAGAAGGGTGTATACAAGAATGTACCCTTTAACTTCGCGTATCCTGACACAGACTTAAATCCTGACCACGAACTTACCACGCAGCCTACTGATAAGACTCGTTTGACCAAGTATTACGGACTTGTTCCCCGCTATTTACTTGAGAATGACGATGAATACGAAGAGGTTGAACAGCTTACAGACGCCGAAGAAGAGACTGACTTCTATGTTGAGGCGATTGTAGTAATAGCTAACGGTGGTACTCTGCTGAAAGCGGAGAAGAACCCGTACATGATGCAAGACCGCCCTGTTGTGGCGTTTCCTTGGGACATCGTACCCTCTAGGTTCTGGGGTCGTGGCGTATGTGAAAAAGGTTACAACTCACAGAAAGCATTGGACGCAGAATTAAGAGCTAGGATCGATGCACTCGCGCTAACAGTCCACCCGATGATGGCGATGGACGCAACTCGTCTACCTCGCGGGGCAAAGCCTGAAGTAAAACCGGGGAAAATCATTCTAACCAATGGCAATCCTTCTGAAGTCTTGCAGCCATTTAACTTTGGTCAGGTATCTCAGATTACATTCGCGCAAGCAGGTGAACTACAGCGAATGGTACAGACTGCTACAGGCGCAATAGACTCTGTTGGCGTTGGTGGCTCAATCAATGGAGAAGCTACAGCCGCAGGGATCTCAATGTCCCTTGGTGCGGTGATTAAACGCCACAAGCGAACACTGATTAACTTCCAAGAGTCATTTTTGATACCATTTGTTACCAAGGCTGCGCACAGATACATGCAGTTTGAGCCTGAGTTATATCCGGTATCGGATTATAAATTTGAAGTCACTTCATCTCTTGGCATCATCGCCAGAGAGTACGAGGTTACGCAGTTGGTTCAGCTTCTACAAACAATGTCTCCTGAGTCTCCGCTTTATCCTGCATTGATTCAATCCATCATAGACAACATGAACCTAAGTAACCGCGAGCAGTTAATACAAACTCTACAAGAAGCAGGACAGCCGTCACCTGAGCAACAGCAAGCGCAACAAGTTGCACAGCAAGCACAGATGGAGTTCCAACAGTCGCAAACTAACGCACTGAACGGACAAGGCGCTGAGTCTCAAGCACGAGCTGCTAAGATTGCAGCCGAGACTAAAGCAATTCCTGTAGAACTAGAGATAGATCAGATTAAAGCTGTGACATCTAACCTCGCGGCAGGTGATGCGGACGATAAAGAGTTTGAGCGTAGACTCAAAGTTGCTGACGCTGCGCTAAAAGAAAAGAGACTAAACCTTGATACAGTTAAGGCCATGCCGCAATGATTACCAAACGAGAACTAGAGGACGTAGTTACACAGGTAAACATAGTCCTAGATCAAATGGACAAGCGGCTTCAGTCTCTAGAGAAGCAACACGAAATCCTTCTTCACGAGGTCAAGAGCTTCGTTCAAGCAAAGCCGAAGGCTAAGAAGAATGGATAGAGAAACAGAAAAATATTATGACGACCGTGCGGATATGTTTTTAACGCAAGGTTGGAAGGATTTTATAGAAGAGCTAAGTGCCAATGCTCTTCAGATTAATTCCGTAGAGTATACGAAAGACGTAAATGATTTATTCTTTCGTAAAGGTCAGCTCAGTGTATTGGCTGACATACTCAATTTAGAATCTGCAATGAACCATGTACAAGAGGATAGCAGTGATGTTGATAATCTTTGATTTCCAATGCGAACAAGGCCATGTCCATGAGGCAATGGTTAATCGCGATAAGGTTGTTGAGGGTTATAGGCGTGACTGTCCTGAGTGCGGTGGTTCTAGTAGTAAGATGATCTCACCTGTTAAGTCGGTACTCGACCCCATTTCCGGTTCTTATCCGGGGGCTACTATGAAATGGGCTAAGGATAGACAGGCGAAGATTAAACACGAACGCAAGGTAGCCGAATCATAAGTCCTTCGGGGTAGCTTAGAATTGGTCTTGTCTCCATAGGAGTTTAATAGTGGCACAACTTATTGACGAAGTGACGAATGAGGTAGATGAATCAATACAACAGGAAGCGGTCTCGGAAGAGGTAGCCGTAGATGACACTCCCGAACATTACAGGGGGAAAACTCCTTCCGAGTTGATTAAGATGCACCAAGAGGCAGAGTCTCGCATCGGTCAGCAAGGACAGGAAGTAGGTCAGCTAAGAAAAGTTGTAGACGATTTCATTCTTAATCAGACCAAAGTCAACGAACCGGAACAGGCTGAAGAGATAGATTTCTTTGCTGAACCCGACAAAGCTGTTGATAGCAAAATTGCAAACCATCCAACTATTAAACAGTTGGAGCAATTAGGCAATCAAATGAAACAAAGTCAGACGCTTTCGGCTTTACAGCAGAAGCACCCTGACATTAAAGAAGTTGCTATGGACGCCAACTTTCAGAAGTGGGTTGTAGGTAGCAAAATTCGTTCAGAGTTATACGAGCGAGCAAACAACAAGTACGACTATGACGCAGCAGATGAATTGTTTTCTAGTTGGAAATCAACTCAAGACGTTGCGCAACAGGCTGTAAGTGTTGAGCGCAAAGAACGTAAACAGGCTTTGAACGCAGCTTCAACGGGCGGTGCTAATGGAAGTTCAGAAGCACCAAACAGAAAGATCTATAGACGAAGCGACATTATTGAGCTAATGCGAACCAACCCGAAACGCTACCAAGCTATGTCTGCTGAGATATATCAGGCGTATCAGGAAGGCCGTGTAAAAACAAGCTAACCTTTGAGAGATTATTATGACTGATTCAACCTATCCAAATATGGCGGGAGCGGTAACTAACACTACTGCTGCCACATTTATTCCAGAAATCTGGAGTGACGAGATTCGCGCTGCTTATGAGAAGAATCTCATCCTCGCGAACCTAGTAAAGAAAATGAGCATGACAGGGAAGAAGGGTGACATCATCCATATTCCTGCTCCTATTCGCGGCGATGCTCACGTTAAAGCATCAGCAACGGCTGTTACTATTCAGAACAACACAGAGGGCGAAGTGCAAGTCGCGCTAGACAAGCACTACGAATATTCACGCATCATTGAAGATATTACGGAAGTACAGGCTTTGGCTTCGCTCCGTAACTTCTACACCTCTGATGCGGGTTATGCTCTGTCGCGTCAGGTTGATACAGACCTGATGGATCTGGGCAAGTCTTTTGGTACTGGTAACGGTACTGCTTGGACTAACACTGCTGCTGCATTCTTCTGTGACGCCACTACTGGCCTCACTGCTTATGCTGACGACACTGTTACTACTGCTGACGTTTTCACTGATGCTTGTTTCCGTGATCTGATCCAGAAGCAAGACGATGCTGATGTCCCTATGGACAACCGTGCGTTTGTTATTCCTCCTTCACTGCGTAACACAATCATGGGTATTGACCGTTATGTATCTTCTGATTTTGTTAGCGGCGAGCCTGTACAAAATGGCAAGATCGGTAACCTGTATGGTATTGATGTTTACATCTCTACTAACTGCCCTATCACTGAGACTGCTTCGCAGAACGCAGCAGGTGGACAGATTCGTGCAGCAATGCTCGTGCATACAGATACTATGATCTTGGCAGAGCAAGTTGGTGTTCGTTCACAGACTCAGTACAAGCAGGAGTTCCTCGGAACACTGTACACTGCTGATACTCTGTACGGTGTCAAGACTTACCGTCCTGACAGCGGCTTCATCATGGCTGTTAACGGCTAAACGGAGATGGGGGTGGGGAAACCTGCCCCCTTATCTTATGCGTAATAACGACTCAAAATTAACCAAGCTCGGATTAAGTGGGTATAATAAGCCCAAAAAGACCCCTAACCATCCCACCAAAAGTCACGTTGTATTGGCGAAGGTTGGCGATCAAATCAAGACTGTCCGCTTCGGGCAGCAGGGTGTAACGGGTGCAGGGAGTAATCCCAAGACTGCCAAAGACAAAGCGCGAAAGAAATCATACTACGCTCGGCATAACGCTCAAGACTCAAGCCCATCCAAACTATCAGCTCGCTATTGGTCACATAAGACCAAGTGGTAACTACAGGAATTTAACATGGCAACGATAGTAACCAAGAACAGCTCAACCGCTTCAGCCGTACCAACTACGAGTGACTTGGTTCAGGGCGAACTCGCGGTCAATGTAACTGACAAGAGACTATTCACAGAGAATGCGTCTGCCGCTATTGTAGAGTTGGGTACAAATCCTTCTACCGTTACAACTACTACTGCGACTGTATCCGGTACTCTAACAGCCAACGGCACGTTTGCATCTAGCAACGCAGTCGTCACAGGCGGCACAATCAACTCTACGCCCATTGGTGCGACAACCGCATCTACGGTAAGGGGTAGCACAGTAACGGCTACCACGGGCTTTGTAGGCGGTCTGACAGGCAATGTAGTAGGTAATGTCACAGGTAACGTCACTGGCAATATCACAGGCGTTGTTACAGGTAATGTAACTGGCAACGTAACAGGTGATGTCACTGGTAATATAACCGCATCATCAGGTACTTCTACGTTCGCTAACGTCACTATTAATGGTGGCTTAGACATGAATGCGGGAACATCCGCAACCATCACCAACCTCGCGTCTCCTACTAATACTAATGATGCAGCCACTAAAGGCTATGTAGACACAGCAGATGCCACCAAGTTAAACCTATCTGGCGGCACTATGTCAGGTGCTATTGCTATGGGTGCGGCTAAGATTACAGGTCTAGCCGATCCTACCGCAGCACAAGACGCAGCCACTAAGATATATGTAGACAACTCTGTACAAGGAT